GCCGAAGTATTGCCAGTCGCCCGTACTGCGCTGGTAGTATTTGCCGGGATTGACCATCACGGTCAGCCCCGACACGACGGACAGGCGGAAGTCCGCAATATTCGCCGTCTGTGGCACGGCCAGCGCGGCGGTGAGTTGTTCCTGCGGCGTGAATCCGCCGACCGCCTGCAAGCCCTCGCCGTCGTCAAGGCCCACCACATGCACGCGATCCGGCGCGTACGACGGGTACGCGAGGCGGACGCGAAACCCTTCCAGCGTTGGGTTGTTCAAGCTACGAATGTCGATGCCCTGATCCAGCGGCACGGCGGACGGTACGCTGCCCACCGCCTCGAACACGTACACAAGGCGGCGGGTCGCGTCGGCGACGATGGTTCCTGCGCCGTCGCCTTTACCCAGGCGCGCGTACCCGGCGGGAAACTCCCCGACGTGCTTCAATCCTTTGCGCAGCGCTTTCGCGTACTCGTAACGGTTCATGGGACGACCGCCTCACGTTCACGAACTACGGCGAAATAGGCGCCGATTTTCTTCAGGATGTTGTTGGCGCGGCGCGGGCCGTACCGCTCGCGTAGCCAAACGTCAGGAAGCGCGCTGAATTTGCTGTTGTTGCATCCACCGACCCCGTGGCAAAGGGGAACCATGTTTTCGGCTGTCGTGCCTGGGCAGTCTGGACTGGTAAGAGGTATCCAATGATCAGCCGCCATAGCATGCCATAGGCCTTGAGGGCGCCCACAAACTGCACAACAGTGGCCGAAGTAGTCTAGGGCGAATGACCACTGCGCCGCAGTGAAATCATCCAGCAATCTCTTTAGGCGGCTACGCCTCCTTGATTGCGCGATGCGACCTGCTTCTGGGTGGTTTTGTTGGTATCGCTGCGTGAATTCCTTATGGCGGTCTTTGTTCCTTTGAATCCAGGCCTTAACGTAGCTTTTCTTTGGTTCCGGATTGGCGTGGTATTGGGCAGATCGACACCGTTTGCAGGTTAAATCAAGACCGCGCCGCGCCTTTGGATTCTTGTAGAAGAATTCAGTGGTCGCTGGGTATTCATTGCCGCAAGCTTTGCATTTGCGTACAAGGGGCGGGGGCGGGGCCACCTTCTTAGGCATTTTCTCGCCCCTACGTTTGGCGGCGTGCCATTCCCGTCTGTATGTTCTTTCTCGCTCTACGTTGCGTTGCGCATTGGCCTTACGGCGCTCGTCCATACAGCGCTTGCACTCATAGTTAAGGCCATCCTTGCGCCTATAGAAGTTTTCAGGCGTAGCAGGGTACTCAACGTGGCAGTGATAGCATTTTCGCAGGGGTATGATAGAATCGGACATCAGATAGCCTCCTACAAGGTTATCTCGTGCCCCTGGATGCTCAAACATCGCAGGGGCAATGTGGTTCAGATTGACTACCTCATTATACCACATTTTGCCCCACCTAGCCGAAGAATTCGCCAGAGACGACGGTTTTTCCAGAGAACGCCCCCTTGCTGATGAGCGCGCTACCACTACCTGGATAGTAGAGGACGCCGTTCGACCCGCAGGCGATGATGAGTTGTCCCGGCGTCGTAGCCAGCCGCCGCACGCGCACGCTGCGCGCATCGGCGCATCCGTTCGCGCCGCCGACGAGCGTCCATGAGACACCCGTGTTTGTGCTGATGTACAGGTTGCGATCCTCGCCAACGTCTAAGAGCACCGCGAACCACTTCCCTTTCCAGGTCGTGATCGCGTCGGCAACCTCAATCGTTCCGCCTGCAACGGGCGTTATGTCGGTCGCTACGCCATTGATCACTTTGTACAGGCCGAAAGCGCCGCCCATCAGAAAATCCGGCGCTGTGGAGTTATTCGTCAAGCTCGTTGAGCCGATCTTGTACCAGGGTACAACGATGCACGTTGCCGTTTCGGCCGCGCCCGCCTGGTCAGAATACGCGCCGCCGATGGTCGTGGCCCGCTTGACCTGAGACAGCGCGGCGGCGATGCTGGCCGGACCGAGGCGCGCGGCGTCGAATCCGCCTAAGCCAAAAGGCGAATCGCCGACAAGCACCGGGGTTTGCCACGTCGCGCCGTAATCGTTACTGACCGCGACAGTAGCCGTAGCCTCGCCAAGAGGGTCCGGCCCTGTACCAGTCAGGGTAACGCTCCGTATTCGGGTGTAGCCGGTGTTGCATCTCGAACCGTCGGTCCATGCGTCCGAGGCTGAGTAGATGCTGATATAGGCGGGTACTACGTTCAGGCCGGTCTTTGCGATGACGTTATCTGTGCCAAACAGCGTCGGATTCTGTTGCACGACTGCATTACCGTCGATAGCGATATAGGTGTTCTGAGGGTTGCCCGTTCCTAAGCTCGCGTCGTAAAGCACGCTGATCGTGTTGATCGCCGAAGTGAGGCTGGGCCAGTTCAGCCGTATATAGGTGCGGGTGTACCAGGCATTTGTGAACACGCAAGTGCTTTCCCAACGCCCGTTGGCATATTGCCCGCCGGAAATGACCTGCCATCCGCCGCTGTCTTGGGCAAAGTCAAACGTGATGTTCCACGTCCCTGCCCCACCCTCTCCCGCTATGTGCGGGCTGTAGATCATGACCTTGCCCGCCAGCCCCTTAAACGCGGCGATCTTCGTATACACGCCCGGCGTATCGCCGCCCTCCGTCCATACGAGCGTCGCCGCGCCGGTATCGTCGCTATGGTATGCGTACGTGTCCGTGCCGTCGTTGCCGAGCGCGTACGAGCCGCGATCCGTGTTCGTGGTCGGGTCGAATAGAACCTGCGTGATAGCCGTCGCCGTGCCCGTTGGCGATACGTCCTCCCACGTCGGCGGTGTGCTGTCGACGAAATCGTAGGCGCGGTGTACTTCGCCTTCGTCGAGGCCGATGAGCGCGAAGTTGCCGTCCGTCTTCATGCTCGGTTCGCCCGGTTCGTCGACGACCGGCGGCAACGTCTCGTCGATGACAATCGGCGTTACGACTAGCGGAGGCAGATCGAGCGACGGATAACCGTCACCCGTGTATAGGCTCGTATTTCCCGTCGGCACGGGAACCATCGTGCCGGGCAGCCCGTGCGTCTCGGCTTCCAGGGTCAGGATAATATCCGCTGTGCCGTCGGCGTTGTGCCGCTTCGTCACCGAAACGGGGATGCAATTCTTCACCCATGCTACGCCGTCCGGCGATAGCGCGGCGGGCACGTTGACGACCACGAACGGCAGTTCCGCCGGTTCGTATGCGTCGCGGTTCTTGAGGATCGTCACCTGTACGGACGGATACGGGTTATTCAAGTAGGCGTCGTAATCGCCCGTTACCTGATTAAGCGTCGTCTGACTATCCAGCACTTGCCCGGACAGCTTTTGCGGTGCGCCGCCCTGCCCCGGCACTTGCGGACTGTCGCTCAGGTACGGCGTCGCGGTCGCAGCGCTTCCGTCCCAGCTAAACGCCTCGCCGCGCACCTGCGCGCACATGCGGCGCTTGCGGTCTTCAATCGTCACGTCGGTATAGATGGCGCTGGTCAGCGTATCGCGCGTGACGACGGTCGTGCCCCGGTCGACGTGCGGTTGCATGGACGGATGGCGCAGGAAGAACAATTGCCCCTGCGAGTCGCACCCGAAATTGCCGCGCGGCGTGGCGAGTTGCGCGATCTGGTCATAGATGCTGGCCGCGTCGATCTCCCATGCCGGTAGACGCTGGCCGGTTGCAGCGGTCGAGAACGTCGTGAAATTGAACAAACGCAGCACGTTCGCCGCGCGCCACGAAAGCATGTACCACGCCATGAACGACGCGCTGGAAATCGACGCGACAATTTCCTGCCACGTTGACGGACTAGCCACGACCTGTACGAGTTGCGACGTGCTTTGCAACATGGACAGTAGATGCGCCGGGGAGATGACCTCTAACTCCGCATCGCGCAGCCCCGGCTCGGTATGCCGCGACTGGCGCAACACCCAACCACTGAACGAGGTCGTCGCGGTATCGACCGCCGCGCCCGCCCACGTGCATTCCTCCCAATAATGGACCATCGCGCCGTCGGGGATGGACGCCAGTTCGTCATCGTACAACCCGAACGTCATGCGCCGCCCCTGCCGGTCGCGCACGTCGCTGCGCGGCAGGTCGAAATGAGTGAGCGGCGGGTTGTTCGCGGCATCACAGATGAAGATGTGCCGTGTCGCGACGATGGCCTCGCCGACGTTGGGCGTCACGGTACACGTGACGGTGTAATCGCCCGGCGCGGCGGTCGCGGCCAGCGTAGCGGTCGTCGCGCCGCTTACGCTCGTCCATCCGGCGGGATATGACCACGCATACGTCGCGCTGGAAGATGTCCAGTGCGTGAGCGTAACGACGCACGTTAGCGCGTGATTCGCCGCCGTGATGAACTTCCCGTAATGCCCCGGCACGCCGTTTATGGTCATGTTGACGATGGGCGGCGGCGTCGTGTTGTACGTTCCGACGGACTTATCGTAGTCCTCATAGATAGCATTGCCAGGATACGCAATGCGCGGCAGCACGCTCCACACGTCGTAACGGTCGAGGATGGTTACATAATCGTTGTTCTCGAAGCGATTGAGCGGCGCAATATCCTGCGGGATTAGCCCGGCGTCTTCCTGTCCCATCTCGGCAACGTACAGCGTCGTCGCGCCCGGCGCTTTGCGGACGCGGAAGATGCCGCGCTCATGCCCGCCGTTGGTCGTGCCGACGTAGACCGTCATGCCGGGCCGCACATTCGACCAACCCGCGCTCGTATTGTCGACGGTGAGTTGCGTCAAGCCGTAACCGAACACTGTCTGGTTAACCAGCGCCGTCGCGACGACCGTCGCCGGGACGGCCTTCATGTAACGCCGGATCGTCGTCACGCCCGCGAGGCGGGTTAACTCGGTCGAGGTCAATGCAGGACGGACGGCCATTAGAGAAGTACCCCGTCAGTGAATTCGATAACCACGTCCAGCCAACCGCCGATGGTCGCCTTGCGCATCTGTTCTGGATCGGGCCGGTGCGCGATGACCTGCCACACCTGCCACGCGCCGTTCGTGTCCAATCCCTGTACGGTCGCCGACGCACTCCATACCGTATTCGACCAACCGAGCAGCGTGTCGAGGTACGCCAGTTGTCCCCAGGTCATGAACGTAAAGTGCCAGCGCCCCCGCCACGCACCGTCCGGTCGCGTGTTGCCGTCCGCCGTGCGTACGAGGCGCGCCACGCGGAACGCAGCGGATTGAATGGTGGGCAGCGTCCAGGGATAGCCAAGCGACTGGTCGGATTGTACCGTGAAGTTCAGAATGTTGTACGTCGTCGACGCCTGCATCGTCGCCTTCGCTACCGCGCCCGCCGCAAGCTGGAACTCGTTAACCGGCATTAGTAGCTCCCCCACACGGCCATCTGTAGCCCGGCCAGCATTTCGCCCCGGTCCTCCGCAATGGCCTCCTCGACCATGCGCTTCGAGGCGATATCCCCAACCTGCACGGTGCGGTTATCGACGAACGTCACGCTGGCGTTACGCCCGCCGCTGCGTGCCGCCGCTGCGCTGCGTACTTCCTCGCCTTGATGGAGGAACGCCCAGCGGTCGCTCGGCACGTAATCGACGCCGGTCGCATACCGCGACCCGCCTCCGGCGCGGATCGTCACCGCGCCACGCTGCGGCGTTGCGCCCTTCACCGTTGCCGCGATGCCCGCTGCGATGTTGGCGACTTGTTGTTGTACGGTCGTCTGTTGCACGCGCGCTTTAATCTGGTCCCAGAGCGACACGACGCCCGCCGCGAACGCTTTCACGTCCTGAATCTGCTTGGAATACGACGCCGCCAGTTCGCCCTTAACTTGCGTCTGGTGCGCCTTCAAGAGATTGATTTGTTCCGTCGCCGCCGCCGCGCGTTCCGCGTTCTCGCGCGCCTTGTCTTCCTCAGCCCAGCGCGCCCGCAGGTCGGATAGTTCCTGCTGTAAACGCTCGCTTTCGGTCTTCTGCGCCTGTCCCTCGGCGCGGATTTGCGCGATGCGTTCCTGCGCCTGCGTCTGTCGCTGTGCGCGTTCCTGTTCGTATTCGGCGCGGCGTTCCGCCTGAGCGCGTACGAAATCTGCCGCGCGCCGCCCTGCCTCGACACCGAAATCCTCACCCCGGCGCTGAATATCGCGCTCGCCTTCGCGCTGGCGACGGATGAACCCGGCAACGTCACGCTGCGCCGCGAGGTCGGTCAGATCGGCGTACAGGTCTTCCGCCGCGCGCCGCTGCTCGGTGTTGTAGTCTTCTCGCAGACGGCTTTCTTCGCGTTGGTAATCTTGTAGCGCCTTCAGACTGTCCGCCATGTACCCGGCGTCAAGTTCCTGAATGGCTGCGACGGCCTCGGTGCGCGCGTCGACCAGCTCGCGCTCCTGTTCCGCTGCGCGTTCCGACGCTTTCGCCGCGTCGATGCGCGCCTCGAACCCCTTGACGATGCTGTCGCGTTCCGCCTGTCGCGCCACGTCCGCGCGTCGCTTGGCTTCCGCTGTCTGCGCATCGGTCAGCTTTTGCGTCGTGGCGATGAGGTCTTCGGCCAGCGATAGGCGCGTTTTGGCCAGTTCTTCCTCGGCCTTTTTCGCCGCTTCCGCCGCCTCGCGCGCCTTCGCGGCGGGTGCAACCTGATCTACTAGCAACTGCCGCTCAGCATAAAGCGCGGCGATCCGGTCCCCGAAAGCCTTCTGAGCGCGTTCCGCTTCCTCTGAGCCGGTCTGCAAATGGGCGTTGAGTTCGCCCCACGTATCCATCAGTACCCCAAGTTCCTCATCAATTTCTGTGAGGCGGGTATTGGTTTGCTCAGAAGACCAGGACCGCATACGTTTTCTTGTTTCGAGTATGCGCTGGATATTGTCTTCAGCCGCCGTAACGATTTCCTGCATCCATCCATTCAAGGCCGCAGCGGCGTCGTTCGCGGCGGTCGCGTTCGCGGATAGCGCAGCGGTCAGGTTATTGACGACCGTCTCATTCTGCGCGATCTGCTTGTCAAACTCCGCGACGGCGGTATGCGCGTCGCGTATCGGACCCGCCGCCGGGACGAGCGCTTCGATTGCGCCTGCCGCGACGCCGAATTGCGCCGCCCATTCATCAATGACGCGCTGGTTCAAGTCGCGCTGCGCTCGGAGCACGTTCAGGCTGGATTGCGCATCGCTTATCGCTTTGCGCACATCGTCACTCGTGCCGGTCGCCACGACCCGGATCACGTCCTGCGCGCCCGCCAGCGCGCCGGAGAGTTGCGACGCCGCCTTTTGTGTCTGCTGGGTAAACCCGTCAATCGCCAGCGTCAGACCCGCGATAGCCACGCCCGCCAGCCCGCCCGCCGTGATCACGCTCTTCGCGTTCAAGCCCAGGTTTTGTATCTGTGTGCCGAGTTCCCGCACGTTGTTCACGCTGGACGCGATACGTCCCGCGTCGGCCAGCGTGCCCGCGCCAGTCAGCCCACCCAGCGCCGACAGGAACGCGCCCGCAGGCGCAGCCGTGCGCAACGAATCGAGGCCCGTGCTGCGCTTTCCGCCCGCCGCTCCGCTACGTACCGATACGTTAACGTCGGTACGGTCCAGGCGCAGCAATTCCTCGCGCAAATCCTGCACGTCTTCCGCCGCGCTACGTGCGCGCGTCTTCAGGCGCGCCAGTTCTTCTAGCGTGGGGCGAATGCCTTGCGGCATGGCGCGCGCAGCGCTAGAAAAGCGCTGGAAGCCCGCCGCGACCTGCTCAGCGGCTCGGTTCATGCTCGCGAGGCCGGTCATCGCTTCGCGCGCTTTCTGCGCGTCGATGCCCGCCTGGAGGATTAACCTGTCGACCTTGACGCTATCTACCATCGGTCCCTCTACAGGTCGCCAAGACTGAGTGCAATCGGCGCGGGCGGTTCGTCGTCGAGCGTCATCGGGTGAAAGCGCTTGCCGCGTACGATGTTGCCCGCCGTATCTTTCGGCGCGCTGGCACGTTCTTCGTCTAGCAGCCATTCATACAGGTGATGGAACTGGACGCGCTCCCACCATGCCGGGTCGTCCGTCTCCCATGCGCCGGTTACGGTCAGGGTAAAGCCGGACATGCGCCACGCCCAATAAAACGCCTCTATCGCTTCCAGCGCGTCCGGGTCGTACTGAGCGGGCGGTTCGTCGGCGTCGACGCCTAAGCTGCGGCGGGCGGTTTTGCGGAGTCGGCTTTCAAGCCTTTTCCGCCCTTCCGCGCGCCGCTTTCCGCGTTTGGGTCGACCGGCTCCGCCTCTGCCGCGCGTTCCTTTGTGGTCGCCACCGCCAGGGCCAGCGCTTCACCCAGCTCGATGTTCGTGTCATCTAGATACGCCTCGTAAGCCGCTACGATCTCCGCGCCCGTATCCTCTGCGACCGGCGGAACGGGGAAGTTCAAGCCGTTTGTTTCCCCCGCCCGCGCGACGAGCTGTACGAAGGCCCACGCGAGGCCATCTTCTAGCCCATCGCCCTTGCCGTCGAATAGGTCAGGATGCGCGGTAGATAGCGCCTGGATGACGCGATACTGTCGCACCTTCGCCCGGTTGGTCATGGGGCGCAGCACGACGCGCGCCCCGCCCGCCTCAATCACTACATCGTCAGTCATAGCCCGTCCTTAGACGTTTGCCAGTTCTGCGCTTTCGTACAGGACAATCACCTTTGCAGCGGTCGTCGGCGCAGTAGTGAGTGCGATGGTCTTCGTCGAGGTCGTGACCGTCACATCGCCATCGGCCTGCGCGACGCCATCGACCCACACCTTGACGCTGCCACTTGTCGCCACGCCAGCAGGCGTGTAGTCGACCGTGAACGAAGTCGTCGCATTGTCGCCGATGAACGTGTGCAGCGTCACGGGATAGTTGCTGAACACGTCGACCGCCGTCTGCTTCGTCACGCCGTCCGTCGTGGCAGAAAGAGCCAGCCCCCAGGGGTACTTGCTCATCTGAGACGGATAGCCGCGATACTGGTAGGTGACCGCTTCGACTTCCTGCCAGTTCTCGTCGACGTACATCATGTTTACAGACCCATAGATGCGGTTGCGGTAGCGTGGCGCGCCGCTCGTCGCCGTGTCGGCGGACTTGGCGATGCCGCTCAGGATGACGCAGCACTGAATATCGAACGCCTCGTTCGTGTCGACGCCGATAGCCGTCATGGTCGTGGAGATCGTGACCTTGTTCGCAGCGGCAATCGCGCCGTCGCGGAGCAGGTCGCGAACGTTGAACTGCATTTCCATCGCGGGCAGTTCGTCGGTCGGGAAGATGAACTGGAACTTGGTGCGCCGGTCGTCGCCGGTAGACTGCACGCGGTTCGGTTCGCGCGCCGCGCCCGATGCGGACTTGATGCCCGTCAGGATCATTCCGCCGCCGTCGCTGCCGTTCGCCAGCGTTCCGGTAGTGGAGATGGGATAGGCGGCAGAGTCGAGCACCCACAGTTGCGCGACGGTTAATCCTGCCGCTGCCAATTTGTCCGTCATGATGGCCTAGCCTTTCCTCGGATTCGGTAGAAGTTGCCGTACTTCAAGGACAAAATCGGCACCGACAACGGCGACCGTCGGTGTGAATTGCAGTTCGCGCGCTCCAATCACGTCCACGATTTCCGCAGCCTCGCAGTATTGGAGCGCTACGTCGGTCGTCGGGTGTTGAAGCACCGGACGCAGGAAGAACGCGGCGTGAACGAGGTCATACAGACTGTTCAGGTCGGCCTCCTGCACGTTATAGTTCGTCCCGATTGCGCCGACGATCAGCCGCATCGTCACGCGCACCGTCTCCTTACGCCAGCCCGTTCCCGCCAAGCCGTTCGGCGTAACGCGCTCGATCTTGTTCAGGAAGCGTATCGCCGCGTTGCTAGTGATGTCTGGAACCCAAAAGCGCGGTTGCGCGTCCGTAACGCCCGTGACTGTCTTCTGGATAAGCACAACGCGGTCGAGCAGGTCCGCTTTAACTCCCATAGATGCCTCGCCGATACGGTTCCATGAGCGTTTTCACCTTGATCGGCATCCCCGACGGTATCTGCACCGCGCCTAGCCCCTCGATGACCAGCCTGTCGCCGGACGGGTTCTGCCGCGCCGCGTACAGCGCCGCGACGAGTAGTTGCGTCGCCAGCACGACCGTCGGCTCCGGCCAGAAGCGGTAGATGGCCGTCGTCGCGAGATGCGCGACCGCCGTACTGCCCGCGTACCCGCGCCGTACGGTGAGCGCCGTCGCCGCTGCGGTCCCCACGACCGGCCCCTCGACGAGCATGTATTCCACATTCGCGCCGCTCGTCACGCGCAGGACGCAGCCCACGTCGAGCGCCGTACCCGCTGCGGCGGACAGGTCCAGCGTCGTCGCGCTGTCCGTAATGCCGACCGATACCGTCAGGCCCGATGCGCGCCACGCGCGCGCGTAGTCGCTGTGATAGCCCCATTTGCCCGCAATCTGCACGCCCGTCCGCGCCCAGCCGTAGCGCGAATACTTCCAGGGATGCAAGAGGTCGGGATCGTCGTATACGCCCTCGTCGGTCGGTGCCAGCCAGTACACGTCATCGTCAAGCAGTATGGCGTCGTACGGCGGGCCGTCTTCGGGTAGCAGCGTGTAGTCCGCCGCGTCGATGGTCGTGCGCGTCGGCGTATCGGCGTTCTTTACCGTCACCGCCGCAAGCAGGTTCTTGTTATCGAGATACGCCGTTCGCCCGCCGACCTGCACAGGAAACGTGCGCGTGGCGTATATCTCCTGAAACGAGCGCCCCGCGTAGGCGTCAATCTGCGTCGACGCCTGCTCGATGAGCGCCGCGACGATGGCGTCGTCTACGACGTTCGTCGTCGATACGTCGAGCTGGTCCCGGCAACCCTGTAGCGTGGCGTAGCTGCTCATCGTTCGCTCCACATGACCGACCATTCCGCCCGCATCGCCTCGGCCATCAGCCCGCCATAGAACGTCGTCACCTGCGCGTCGTCATACCAGCCCGTGCGCTCGTGGAACGGCTGCTGTTTGTCGCCGGTCACGTACTCGCGGTACGGTACGCCGTTCTGCGCCGTGACGGTCAGTTCGCCGTCGCGGATCAGGATCATGTCTGTCCAGGTATTCACCAGCCGGTTCGTGCGTACCGACGGGATACCGCGCCCGAAGCCGTTCGTGGCAAAGTACGCGCGGCGCTGGCGCTCGCTTGCCCAGCGGATCGGGTACACGACCGGCCCGGCTGGCGTATGAAGCTGGTCCATCATCAGTCGCACGATGGGCCGCACGCGCTCGCGCGCCCGTTGCAACGCATACGGATTGAGGCGCTCAAACCAGCGCGCAGCAGATGCCAAATCGCCCCGTCCCGTATACGTCCACGTCACGCGAAACACGTTACGCCGTCTCCTTCACGCGCCCGTTCGCCCGCACGATGACCGGCGGATAGTCGTCGGGGAAGCCCGCCTCCAGCCGCGCCAGATACGCCGCCTTCGACTCGGCGTCCGCCGCCTCGTTGCGCGCGTCGGTTTCGTCCTTCCCGCGCGTGCCGAACATCCAGTGCTGGTGCGTTACGCGCGCCTTCTCCGCCCAGGCGTAGCGCCCGACGCGCTTCGCACGCTCGTTGACTTCCATGTCGACGTACTGCGATTTGTAGCACTCCCAGGACAACCGCCCGCCGAGATGGTCGATGATGAACGACCGACTGAGCAGGTAGTGCGTGCCCAGCTTGCGCCCGTCGTGGTGGCCGTCGTTGAACGCGACCAGCCCATACCCGTCGTGCCGTTCCCGCATGACCTGCATTGCTTCGGTCAGCCAACCCTCTCCCCATTCGAGATCGTCCGCCGCAAAGACGATAAACTCGCCATGCGAGAGTTCCAGCCCCCGGTTCCATGCCGCCGCGTGCCCGCGATACTCGTCGCTGTAATCCATGACGTAGCGCACGCCCGCGCTGGCGAGTAGTTCGTCGATGGCGACGTAGCTGTCCTCGTCATGGTCGACGACGACCACGTATTCAACCGGGAATGTGTACGTCGTCGCTAGCAGGCCGCGCAGGCCGTCTAGCGCCATGTCGCGCCGTCCGGTCGTGGGCAGGACGATAGAGATAAGGCCCGGCTCGCCGTCGCGCTCCGCTGGCGCAGCGCCGACGCCCTTCTCTCCGACGACGTTGCCGTTTTCGTCCATTTCGATATAGCGCATGCGTTCGGCGTGCTCGCGCCGCCATTGTTCCCAGGACGATTGATCGATCTCATTCACGATCAGGTGCGGCGTCACGCAGCCCGTGTCGACGTGATGCGGAATGCCCGCTTGCTCGCAGATGAGGCCGAAGAAGATGTCCTCCGACGGCATGTTCAGTCCGCCGTCGGTGTACACGTAACGAAAGAACGGCTGCGGGAAGCCTGCCGCGTCGAGCTGGTCGAATACCCAGCGGCGGATGGCGATTGCGCCCGTTCCGACGATGGCGACGGGGATGAGTGAGTCGGGAGGCCATTCGCCCAGCGTGTGAAGCTGCTGTCCGACACGCACGAATGCGCACATATCAAACGGGGAGCCGCGCCGATGCGCCTGCGCGCCGACGACGCCAATCTCCGGCCCGTGCGAGACGAGGCGCTCGACGATATCCATCGGGTGCCGGTGGTCACAGTCGAGCATGACCAGCACGTCATTCGGGTCGTGTGCGACCTCGCGGAATTTAGCGATGAGCGTATTCCGGGCAGCGTCCGTCCGCATGTAAGACAATCCAAGTTGACGATACCCGTTTTTGCCACAGTGCGAAGCGACTGCCATGAGCGACAACGCGCCGTGTTCCGGTACGCTACGTTCCAGCAGTGCAGCCCAGAATACTGTCGCCATATCAGAAAATCCGCTCCTCACCGATCAGAATTGCCGAGACAACGCTCTGCGTCGTGTTGGCGGTGAGCGTCGTCACGGCGCGCACGTAGCGCTTGATCGTTTTGAAGTGGATCGTTTCGGTCGCCGTGCCGGTCGTCGTTACGGCGGTAAACGCCGCGCCCGTGATGTCGGTGAAGTCCGCCGCCGTCGTGGTGGACGATTCCTGGATTTTGACCGTCGCGCTGGGCGACGTTCCGGCCTGCGATGCAACTGTCAGGACCGCCTTGTAGTTGCGTCGGTTGTGAAATGCAGAGAGATCGACCGCAGACCCGTCCGCAGAAGTCGTGATGACTGCCGGATAAACGAGAACTGCCGCCGTGAGATGCATCTGATTTGCCATGTGATCCTCCGTTTACGATCTCCGGGCCGTGTGGCGCACGGCCCATCATGAACTAGGATGGATTACGCCGTCTTCGAGACGCGGAACTGCCAGGGCGCGATAACCTGTCCGCCGACGCGACGCCGGGCCAGGAACAGCACCGTATTCGTCTCGGCGTAGATTTCGCTCAAGCGCTGCACGCTCAGGCCCACGCGGTCGACGATCAGATAGCCGCTGAAGTCCCCGAACAACAGCGCGTAGTTGCTGGCCGTTACGGCGCTGGGCATGAGGTCGCTCACCATGCGCGGGAACCCGAACAACTGGCTAGGCGTAGCGCCCAGCCCGCCGTCCTGCGCGAACACCTGCCACAGCGGTTCGCCAACCGTCGCCGTGACAACCTGCCGGATGTAACCGTAGGTGGCCTTCGAGGCCAGGAAGCGCGCGTTTGGCTCATACTGCGCGGGGAGACCGGTGTACAGGTTGGTCAGGCCCGCATAGGTGAAGTACGGGCTGGACGTGCTGCCCGACGCGATGCTCGTCACGCCCTCTCCGGACACGTCGACGTTAGTCAGGATGCCGAGCGGTTGCGCGACGCCGGTCCCGTTGATGAAGCAGTTATCCTCACCAACCGCGAACGCCTCGCCCATGAGACCCGCGATATAACCCTGGAGGTTAACCGCGTTGTCTTCCAGGAGGTCGTTGTAGACGGGCAGCGACGCCATCGCGGTATGAACCGGGATGGACAGCATACCGAACACCGGATCGGTGACACGGTGCGTCGTTGCAGACGCCGGGATTTCACCCGTCCAGGTCAGGCGCACGCCAGACGTGTACAGGTCATCGGTCGTGTACTTGATGCGCGGGATTTTCACGATGTCACGGCCCGTGTTCATGACGCGGCAAATGCTGCGCATGACGGCCATCGTCGCGATTTTCTTGATGAGTTCCGCCTGATAGTCTTCAGGAACCAGGAACCCGCCCGCGCTGTCCGTGCCCTCGGAGAGCGCCTTGCGGTCGTTCGGCCCCAAGTCCTGATAGCCCTTGCGCAGATAGGCGTCAAACGCCGGGGCGTAGCCCTTGCTCTGCACGGCAATCGGGACGTTGTATTCGACGGCCTTCGTGCCAAACGGCGTCTTGACTTCCAGCGTGCGGAAGGCCTTGCCGTCGAACGGCACGTCGCCTTCGCCGGGCTGGGACTGCTGCCACTTCAGCGAGACGGGCTGCTGTGGCGTCGCGGCGAACTGGTCCGCCGCGCTCAGGCGGTCGGCCATGTCCAGTTGCGACTTGATGTCGTCGAACTCATTCATGAGCACGGCGACGCGATCACGATCCTCGGTCGGCATGTTGCCGTCGGCATACTTGGCGGTCAGCTCTTTCGCTTCCTTAAGCTTTGCGGCAAGCTGGCCCCGCAGTGCATTGGCGTTCATTTCGCCCTCCCCTGATACACCTGGAGTTCCTTTTCTGCGATTGCCAGTCGGGCCAACATGCCATCCAGTGAGGGGGGCGGCTCCGCCGTGCGGCTTTTTGGCTCTTCCGCCTCCCCCGGCTCAGAATTGAGCATAGCGCCCAACAGTGACACGACCCGCTGCACCGCAGCGAGATCGTCCGGTGATAGCCCCTGCCCGGCTTCCAGCAGTTTGAGCATGTCCGACAGGCTCATCAAGTGATTGAGTGAGTCATAGCCCCAACCCGACTCCATCGACTTCGCGGCCCGCGTTGCGGGGTTCATCCCCCACAACACATCGGACAACTCCCACAGCCGGACTTCGCGCAGGTTGCGGATCGTCTTCGCGTCCGAAGTCTCGAAATCCGCTTTCCCTTTGGGCACGTCATACCCGAAACTCATTTCGGTCACGGCCCCTGCCTTGATACCTGCCAGTACTTCGTTTCCGCGCGGCGTATCGAGGTACTCGCGTTCTACGAGGAGCGCCCCGGATGCGTCAGGCGTCCGCGCGCGCAAGTCAGCGGGCAATTCATCCCGGCTGACTTCCCGCAGCGCCTTGACGACCGCTGTCGGCGGCTCACTCGTGTTGTGCTGCCAGAGCACGCGGATACGCCCCGCGCGCTCCTGGATGGTTTTCGTAAACGCGCCGGGGTGAACGCGGTCGCCGCCGTCGTCCACGTTCCCGAACACGGATGCAATGCCCACGACGACGCGCTCATTCACGCTGACCGTCGCGCCCGCTACCGCCTTGTATTCCATCGTCGCCCCCTCGATAACGCGCGGATAGTCCAGCGCTGGCGTGCGCTTGCCGGGCCGGATGTCGCGCCGTGCCTCATTGCCCGTTGCCATTCGCCCGCCCTCCAATTGCCCAGCGCACGCCCCGCGCTATCGCCTCTTCCAGTTCCGCCCGCCCTTCGCGCATAGCCCGCAATTCCTGCGAGATAGCGCGCAATTCATCCAGGATGGCTTGCAGCGTCGCTTCGCTCGGCGCGACGGTCGTCGGCGTGAACTCGCGCGCTTTCGTGGCGCGCTGCGCTTTGCTTTCGCTCATGCCGCCCCTCGCAATGCCAGACCCAGCGCGACCTTTAGCATCTTTAATTCTTCCGGCCCGACCTCGACGCCCTTCGTAATCTCCCCGTCGCGTATCTTCAAGGGCGTCCACGTCGCGGCCAGTTGCAGGCAGTCGTCGCAATGCTCGGCGACGGGATCGAGCACCCAGTACACATCCCAATCGCCCGGCGCGAGCGCGCGCACGTCGAGATGGCACTTGCAGTAGCCTTTGCACGCCAGCCGCCGGTCGCCGGGCCGGTACGGCAGGCGCAGCGTCGCCGTCTCCACGTTGGGCGTCACCTGCACGATAGCGCTCGTATACGACGCCACGCGCGCCAGCGCTTGCGGCTCTGAGATACGGTCGATTTGCGCCACGAATGCGCGCATGTACTGCGCCTGCGTCTCGAAACGCTGGATCAGACTGTCGCGCTGTGCGGGCGATAGCGGGTTGCCGTCCGTCGCGATGAGCGCCGCGTCGGCCATAAGCCGCTCCAGGCGCAGCACCAGATCATCCGCGAGCACGCTGCGCAAGCCGCGCAAGCGCAGGCCCGTGAACGGCCCCGGTCGTTCGCGCAGGCGCGCCGCGTCGATGAAATACTGGCGCACGGGCGCTTGTAGCTGCTCTTTCGCAAACGCCGCGAGGCGGCGCAACGCGTCGGTACGGTCAGGCATGAGCAAGCTCCTTTGCGCCATTGCCGTTTAGCGGTTTCGGCACAATCCCGTAACGCACCCTCAGCCACGCTTTCGCCGCCGCGACCTCCTCCTCGGTCGCCGTCGTATCGGGCGGGATGAGATCGTCGGTCGCCGCTTCGGGTTCTTCCGGCTCAATCGCCGGTTCACCCAGCGCGTCGGTCATCTGGTCGCCAAACGAGCGCTTGAATACCTTGCCTTCTTCTTCCGGCAACAGCTCGTAGCCCGCCGTCTCGCGCGCTTCATTCAGGGTCAGCATACCGTCGTTCCAGCCCGTGACGGCGCGCGTGAATTTCGCATCTTCGTTTTGCTGGAAGGCGGGCAATTCGGATGTGTCGCACCACACGTACACGTCCTCGCCAAAGTCCGCCGCGAGCTTGCTCAAGCGTTGCGCGATGAACTTGTAGACGGGCAACACGTCGTCCTGCGACCACGCGAGGCGCGCCTGTTCGTAATTCGAGTACGTGGAGCGGGTGATGCCCAGCAACGTACCAACCAGTACCGGCGGCACGCGCAGCGCCATGCAGATACGCGCTTCGTTGCGCCAGTCGAGGTTAGAGAAGTCCATCTCGGCCATCGTCAGGCCAATGCGGTTGTACGTCACGTCCTCGTCAAGCACGGCAGGCTCAAACCACTTGTTAAAGCCGCCGTAACGCTCCGCCCAGCGCCGCCGGATGCGCGCGACGAGATCGTCATTGACGCGCCCCTTGTAATTGAGCGTGCCGAGCGGCGACGCGCCGCGCTCCCAAAAGACCTTGATGAAATCCGTCGCGTTGTTGTCCACGTCGCCCGTGCGCGCCGTAACGGATAGCGGCGAAATCGCTTTGTAGATGTCGCGCGGGTCGTGCATCCAGAACGCCAGCACGCGCTCGGCGGGGATAACGTTGTCCGTGCCGTCGGGCGTCGTGAAGATGTACGCCGCGACGCCGCCTGTCGGCGCGGGCTTTATCTTCACCTTGTCCGGGCGCATCGGCCACAGGGCAATCACGCGCCCCGTGTTGTCGATTTGCTTTTCCCAAAACGCCGCCCCGGCCAGTTTGAGATAGACGATAGTCAAACTCAAAAAGTCCGACTCGGTCATTTCCGGGTTCGGGTTGCGCAGCAGGTCGACCAGTTCGCCACGCTCGACTTCCACGTCGCCGCGCTTCGTGTACACGCGGCACGTCACAGCCGATGCGGTTGCGGACCACGCCTGGAGACAGGCATAGATAACCTCGTTGCGCGCCATACCTTCGGCGACGTATGTCTCGAAGTTCTGCGAGACATACGTCGGCGTATCCCATGCCGGGAGGCGCGTCGCGACGACCGAAACCGCCTTGCGTAGCCAGTTGAACATCAGAAGTACCTCAGTACCACCGTAATAATGCGCGCCCCGCCCTGTGCGACGCTGGTCGTCGAGTGCCCGCTAACGAACCGCGCGTAGCGTACGCCAAGCGATTCCATCGCCTTCACCGGATGGTGCCCGCCCGTCGTCACCGGCACGGTATACAGCGTAGCCGTCGCCTGATCTACGTCATAGACTGGTTTGACCGTCGAGGTCGTCGCCGCATCGGCGTTCGATTCGATGCCGAGCGTCGCGGCGGTCCACGCGGCGGGCATTTTCACCGCGACGATGCACATGCCGTTGGTGTCGAAAAAACCCGAAGCCGTGCCGCCCGACGAGATGGAAACGGTCGTCTCGACGATAGCGGGCGGAAACTCTGCCGTGGTCGGAGTCGGAACGATAGTCATAATATGCCTCTCCCTGGGTTGTACGTCCCGCCGTGCCAGCCCATGACGACCGCATCGCCCTTATCCGGCGAACGGCCAATACGGGCCTTGATGTCGTCTTTCGGTTCAATCTGATACTTCGCGCCTACCACTTTGAAACGGGCAGCGCATAGGTCCGCCAGTAGTTCACGGTCATTCGGTAGGGCTATATCTTCTCCGCTGGCCGGATCAAGCCCTTCACGGAAACGCCAGTACATCTCCGCGCGCTGATTGGCAAAGCCATATCGCCCGCTTTTATCCTTCCCTGTGCTGGCCGCGCCCGCGTTAAAGGCAGTTACCCGCAGACCGAGCGCTTGCGCTGCATCGAGCGCCGCCGCTCCGATGCCAATTGCGTCTATGACGACCTCTGCATCGTCCTCGACCGCTTCGGCGATATAACGCGCCGCCGAAGCGCCATCAGGCGTCTGGAGACCAGGATACGTGCGTATCTCCTCAAACCAGTTGCCGCGACGCGGGGCGATGGCAGTCTTGTCTTTACCGCCCCGCGCAATGTCGCACCCGACGGCGATCATTTTCAGGTCAGGTGGCTCGCTTTGCTCCCAACGCTTCATTGCCGCCTGTGCCCAGGCTGTCGGTATGACTTGCCACGGGTCGTCAATACGCACGGCGTTAAAATTGCCCTCCCGTAGCGCGCTACGTAGCGGCTCCGGCAGACTGTCCAGCACCACATCGTAACCCGTCGCCATGTGCAGCGGGTTGTCCTCGACACGCGCCGGAATGAACGTGCGAGAGCGCGGCGTGATACGCTTGCCGTCGTGCTCAATCGGCGTTGCGTCTGGAACTTCAACGTCTTTGTCACCGATGCGCGCAAACCAGCGCAGCTCCCCCGGCTTGGCGGGGTTAGGGTGCTGCGGGTCGAGCCAAGGGGCCCAATACCGGATCACCCATTCGCCCTCACTGTCAACCGGCGGATTGCCCGTCGCGACGATGCGGCAGCGCTGGTCGGGTATCGTCGTGCGGTTCCATGCGGAGAGGAACCGATATTGATACTCCGTAAAGGTTGTGATCTCATCGAAGCCGAGCAGGTCGTGCGGGCGTCCCTGGTAGCGGTCAACGTTCCACTCATACGGCACGCCGCCGAACTCCAGCATCCGGTCGCCGGGGATGCCGCGCCAGAAATGGTCCTGACCGTTGTAGCGCGCCGCCGTGCCGCTCAACATTTTACGGCTCTCTTCCTCCAGCGCCTTGACCTGGACGTGCTCGCGCCGGAAGATGATGCTTTGTCGGTGCGCTGTGAGTGCCAGACCGAGCAACAGGAAACTTTTCCCGCCGCCCGCTGCGCCGCCGAAGAACAGCTCATCCGCCTGAGACTCATACGCCGCGACTTGCGGGCCAGGGAACGGCGCGAACAACGACGTATCGGCGCGCGCCGTATCGTCCGAAGGCGGCAGCACCTTCAGGCGGCGGAGCGTATCGCGGGCGAGCGTCGTCGCGTCGAGCGTCATAGAACGCCTGTCTTAGCCCGATAATCATATGTAGCTTTACCAGTCATATCGGGCGTTTTTCTCCTGGTAGCGCCATCCGTCATTTCTGATGCCCTCAAAAGTCGGAAGTAATTTCCCGTGTTCATGGTTTGTTCATCGTTTCGCGGGCCTGTTGCATGAGCGCCGCCCATGCTTCGGAGGGTGACAATCCGAGTTGCTTCAGCAGCGCCGCGTCCTCTGGAGTGACCTGTACGACGAGCCGTTGCGCGAACTCGTTCGCGTACTTGCGCTCCAGCATCCACGCATCGGCCTGCCACGTGCCCTTCTTGCCCGCTTTCTCGATACGTTCGACACGCGACAGCTTCGCGTACGTCTCCGCTTTTTGTACGAGTTCGTTAAATTCGGGCCGGTCGTTCATCCAATCGCAGAACGTCGAGTCATCAATTCCGCCGTAAACGCACGAGTCGCGTCGCGTCATGCCGAGCTTCAACGCCTTCTCGATGGCCGCAAGCGTGTCCTCTGTGTACTTCGTCTTGCGCCCGCGCGGCGCGTTAGTCCGCTTCGTCGCCATCGTCCTGCACCGTTACTCGTAACACACGTTCGCGCCACGCGATGAGGCGTACCGCGTTCGGCATTTCCGTCTCAGGGATGTCGAGTTGTATCCGCATCCCGTCGCCGGTGCCTGATATGCGGATCGCCGACTGTATCGACGGCATGGAGCACAAAAAAGTGACAACCTCTTTATCGACCTTCACTTTTTTAGTGTCCATCCCAGGCCCTCGCGCTTCACGAATTCACCGGTCCATCTGCCAGAGTGAAAGGATTGGTGGCAATTCATGCAGAGCAACACGCACTTATCAAGTTCGGCATATGTCCGTTGAGCATTGCCGCTCATAATCGCCTTCGTGGGAGCCGTGTCCTTTAACCTTGGATCGACATGGTGAAAGGCAAGCCCGCTCGTGAATTCTGAGTACCCGCAACGCTGGCAAGCCCCGCCCGCCATTTCAACGAGAGGGAGCCTTAATTCCTCAAGCCGACGCTTCATGTACTCGCTCATTTTTCCCGCATTAGCGACACGGTACGCCTTCCTTTGTTCAGCGTCCCGGTCTTTTGTTCGCAGATACTGCTCATGCTTCGCGGCCTTAATCGTCTCTGCATTGTCAGCGCTGTAGCGTTTCCGGCAATCAAAGCAATGGGTCTTTAGACCAAATCGCCCCTTGCTCCATTTGCCGAAGTTTTCCACTGGCAAATATCGCTGGCACTTTGAGCACCAGTGAAGCCCTTCCGCAAACTTCTGCTCGCGCTCCGTATTGACGTTGTAAACCGGGATGCCTGAAAGCTTGCGCCAGTAGGCTATAACGGACGTGTCTACGCCCAACTCGCGGGCAATGGCCGCGTCTGGCCTCTTGCCCCAATCGCTTTTGTCCACAGACGGCCAATCGAGAATTCGCTTAGGCATATCGCACCTCTTTCGAGTGAAGGTTGATATGCCTATTATAGCATCATTCCCGGCAATTCCGCTAGTCGGGAATATCTCTGGAAACGCCGTCACGTCGCCTCCGCGTCGCGCTTCGCGTCCGGCGCATCGTCCGGCAGCGCGGGCAGCGTGCCCGTCGCGTGCTTCGTCGTCACGGCGAGCGGGTCGGGCGTAACGGGCGGCGTAGCGGGCGCAGGCGGCGTAGCGTGCGCCGCGAAATCTTCGGACAGATGCGCGAATGACTCGGACAAGCCGTCAACCTTGCTGATAAGCGCAGTAACGGCCTGGGCATCAATCACCCGGTTCTGACTGAGCGTCGTTAGCGTCTCGCGAATTTCCTTGAGTTGTTCGTTGATGGGTTCCAATTTGTCGCGCGTCGCCTTCCCATTAACCTCGACCTTTTTACTCAGTTCATCGAACGCCATTTGTAGTTGCTCCGTCTGCTGGGCGTGCGATTGCGTGACGGTCGTCTGCACGCCAGAGATGGCCGCTCCTGTGACAGCCTCCGACTTCGTAATCCGCGCGTCGATGCGCTCGCCCGCGCCTTTCATCTGCGCAATCGCGTTCTCGAACGACGCCCGCGTTTCGGCGCTCAATTGCTCGTTGTATTCGCCCTGCTTCCGGTTGGAGACTTCGACCAACTGCGCCAGCGCGGCGATTACCCCTTCGAGGCGGTCGATGCGTTCGCGATGCTGGTCCGCCTGCGCACTGAGTTGCTCGCCCGTGCGCGTAACGACGACGATGGCTTTAGTGAGACTCTCCTGAACAGCAAGCGCGCGCTCCTGTGCATCGGAAGCGCGCTTCGCCTGGGCTTCATTCATATCGGCGGCTCGTTTCGCCTGGGCTTCGTTCAACCGGATAAGCCTCCAGCTCACCACAAGGGCAATAGCGGCTATAACGAAGTAGCCGCCCACGTCCTTGATAAATGCACCAAAGGCCGCCCAGTCAATCAATCCGATTTGTGCTATCAACGGTGCATCCACACCGATAGTCCGCCTCTCGTCCCGCGTTACGTCGCCCCGTTACCCGCATCGCGCCGCACTCCCGTCCGGGTTGACTGCGCCCCATCGTTACCTACGTGTGTGAGCAGGCGGCGGCGGCGCGACGTGGCGCGGCAGGATTTGGCGGGGTTGAGCTGGTCCTGCGAAAGCATCCCGTGCTAGGAAAACGAAAATCGCCCGGCGCACTCGTCGCTACGGTGACAGTAGCACGAATTGCCGGGCGTTTGGAGCCGCCGATTCAGCGGGCGCTATGCTGGCGAAAGGGCAAAAACGGAGAACAGACTAGATTGAACGGGGAGTTCTTCGACACGTCGTTGATATTCAAAGTAACCATCGGTCAGGACGATAACGTTGTGGTCGAAACGGATTAAGCCCTCGCGCTCCAGCTTCGCCGTATGCGTACGGAACGATGACCACGCCAGCGTGTAGCCGAGTTCGTGCAGGTATTGCCACCATCCGTAGTGCGTCGGCACGCTACCGTGCCGTTCCTCTGCGAACGATACGAGCGCTTCGAGGAACTCGTAGCGTACCGGGCGATGCTTGCAACGGTTGCCACCACGCGCCATAGTTACTCCTGTGCGCTCACCCACGCGAAGTACGTTTCGATTTCTGCCAACTTTCGTTTCGCTTTACGCGGCCCCAGCTTTTCATTGAGCCACACAATCGGATCGCGACGCCATTTGCTGTTATTGCAACCGCCGTCGCCGTCACGTCTCGCGTGGCACATCGGCAGGATATTCGTTACGACCGTGCCTGGATTGTCAGGGCGCGGATCGCAAATGGGTATCCAGTGTTCTTGGGCTAGGGTGTGCCATAGTCCTACCGGACGCCCGCAAATAGCGCAGCGGTCATTCCAGTAGGCAAGACAACGATGCCAGTCGGCTACAGAAAAGGATGAGGGGAGGTTGCGCTTCGTTGCGCGCCGCCGGATCGTATCGACGTTGACGAGAGCCTTGTGCTCGTGCTTCCATTTGCGCGACCGCATCCGCGCCGCGTCACGATCCTTTGGTGGATGATATTTGCGTCGCTCAGGGTTTGCGAAATAGCGAGCACGATCACGCGCCCGCGCCTGCTCGACGTTTTGAGCGCGCCATTCGCGGCACTTCTGCCTATTAGTTTCAGGGTCTAGCGCCCGCCGTTCGCGCGCGCGCGTTCGCATCCGAGCGGTTAATTCTTCTCGATTCGCGGCGTGATAATCCGATTGGTATTCACGGATATGCTCAGGGTTTCGCTTTCGCCATTCCTGCGTCTTCTGTCGGAGTAGTTCGGTGTTTGCCGCATAATACGCTACTGAGTAGCGCCGCACGCATTCAGGACATTTACCCTTCAATGGACGCGGGTGGCCGCATTTGTGACATTGCTTCTGAGGTAGTTCGGGAGTATGATCAGACACAGCGAACCTCCTGATAGGTTTGCTCATGCCCCAGGGTGTTAGTCGCACCGCTGGGGCTTCATTCGCACCCTCATTATACCGCGTCAGCGCGGCAAAATCAACCGTAGCGTTCCCGCCTCGCGTCATCGTCCCGCGCCCCCGTCGCTCGTTTCGTCGCTCATGCTCACCTCCGATTTCGCCTCGCCTAATCCCTATCACGCGCCTATCGCGCGTCGCGTCGCGCCTCAACAATCCCGCTGCGCCAGTTCCGCCTGATTCACCCCCCGCGCATGTAGCGCCCCCAATAGCCGTTCTCCGATCATGTGCCTCGCTTGTGCATGTAGCGTGCAGTCGTTTGCTCTTGTCACGATCAGGTCCAATTCTACCCCCTTAGCCAGTTGACACAATAAGCAAAGTGGACCATAATATGTATGGTCCTTTGTGTTCAGGTTTCTGTATCTACTATACACCAAAAAGGACAGAAAGGGTATGGCTATGGGAGTTCATCACAAGAGTCGTCGGAAGGCGACGGAACTGACGGCGGAGAAGGTGCAGAAAGTCTTGAACGAGTACGAGACGATTGAGCGCGCCGCCGTCATCGGCCTGGGGCGCAGCAAGAACACGCTGTACCGCTGGCTGGCGGAAAACGGACTGGTCATTGTGAACGAATACCGGCTCGCGCCCGCCCCGGACGCACCCGCCTCGAAGTAGTGTTGTCAGGTCATTCCTGGAAGGAGTTGCCCATGTCCCATCTGATGCACCCCACGCAGGTTTGTGCGGCTTACGGTATCTCCTCTGACACGTTCCGCAAGCTGCGCCAGCGCTTTCCGCTCTCGTCCGCCAAGAGGACGAGCAGTGGTCCCATGTACCACCCGTCTACCGTCGCGTCCTGGTGGGCCAATCTGCCCGCTATGGTGCGCCGCACCGTTGTGGGGCGGCGACCCGTCGAGTCGCGCCTGAAGCATTTTGAGGAACAGCGCGCTCTGAAACGCCTCATGGACTTCGCCACGCTGCTGCACAAGGAAAGCGCCGAGCAGTTGCGGTTGCGGTGGCGCGATGGGCGCGCATGGCTGGAAAAGGACGGCTGGGAGGTGGTGCGTAGCTTCCGCAAGGCGGAGCACGTGTTCCTGAACCTTGACGTGCTCCTGAGCATGGCTCGCGCCCTAAACCCGGCCAACCAGGCAGAGACTGCCGCCTGACGCGCTTCGTCCTATTGCGCTTACCGAAAGGATTTACCGATGTTACCCACTCCGACGACCGTCTCCGTGTACGTTACCGACGAAGACATTCATCTCGCCCTGTGCGACGAGTGCCACCGGAATCTTGGCTGGCCCTACGTCTGGCAGAAGTTTGCCGACGAGCATGAAACGTGCTGCGTGTGCGGCGACCTGAACAGTGTGGACGTGATCCACGTGGACGAATACTGGCAGGACAAACCACAGCCTCAGCCAGCGCCCCGCAAGCACATCCTCAAGGTCGAGCCGGTGATGCTCGATGTTTCCCCCCCCTCCCCCGACATGGACAGCCTGAGTGTGGCTATCCGGCGCTTTCAGCGCAGCATGGGGGCGTGACATGGCAAACAGCCCAGAGAGCGACGACGGCAGACCCACGGCGCAAGAGAGCGCCACAGCCTACGTGAGCAACGCGCTCTTTCAGCTTGAGGTGATGCGGCGCACCCTGGCCGACATCGGCACGGGCATGAGCGCCGTGTATGCCGAAACCGGACTGCCGGATGTGGCGAACGGCTGCATCAAGCAGGTCGAGGCGTTCGAGCAACTCATCAAGTTCCACCGGCACAACAAGGAGTGTGGCAATGCGTGACGCGACTGATCTGGCAGCGACCCATGTGTGGCGCAATATGTGCGACGTGGACCTGGGCATTGTGGCCGACGAGGTGCTCATCGCCCGACAGCGCTGCGAGATTGTGCGCTACCGCGTGCATCGGCACGTCTTCAGCGCGACGGTGCAGGCCACGTTCTGCGACCGGGCGGCCATGAAGGCCATTTGTGACCGCGTGGCCGTACGCCGCAAGATGGCGAGGCGGGGAGAGTATTGATGACCATTCTGACCCTGTGGCTGATCCTGTCCCTGTGCTCCGCCCTGGTCCTTGCGCGCATGGCGCACAATGCGCCCGTAGACGACGAGGGGGTGTGGGGGTGAGCGAGAAACACATGCGTATCTTTTCGTTCGGCGGCGGGGTGCAATCGACCGCCGCGCTTGTGTTGGCTGCACAAGGCAGACTCCAGTACGACGCCTTCGTGTTCTCTAACGTCGGTGCCGACAGCGAGAACCCCGAAACGCTGGCCTATATCGAGCAGTACACCAGACCATACGCCGATGCGCACGGGCTAAATCTTATCGAGGTGCAGCGCACGCGGCGCGACGGCTCGACCGACACGCTTGTGCAACGCCTTACGCGCACGCCGGGATTCAACATCCCGGCCCGCTTCCCTAACGGTATGCCGGGCAACCGCAATTGCACCGAAGACTTCAAGGTGCTTGTCGTAGACAAGTGGCTTCGCAAGCAGAATGTAACGCACGCCATTGTCGGGCTGGGCATCAGCTTAGACGAGTTCACACGCGCTCGCGATACCGACTGGCACGACCAGCACGGGAACGGAAAGAAGCCGCGCAGGTTGGGCTTTTGGCGTAAGCGTGAATATCCATTGCTCGACCTGCGTCTATCCCGGCAGGATTGCTTCAACATCGTGTATCGGGAGGGACTGCCGGTTCCACCGAAGTCTTCATGTTACTTCTGCCCATTCAAGCGCGCTGGGGAATGGCTTGAATTGAAGACCAAACGCCCCGACCTATTCGATAAAGCTGTGGCTTTGGAGAAGCACATCAACGACTGGCGCGTGAACCGGGGTCAGCCGCCGCTGTATATGCACCGATTCGTCAAGCCGCTAGATGAGGCAACATCGGATCAGCTTCCGCTTTTCGAGGACGACGGCTGCGAATCAGGATATTGCATGACATGAGCACACCTTACAGCAACTACCCCGTCGAATGGCGACACAACGGGCGTGTGTACGTGCGCGCCCGTGAAGCGGCGCAACTGACTGGCTACCAGCCATACACCATCAAAAAGCTGGCTTCGGAGGGCAAGGTTGTGGGCGTGCAGCGCAATCGGGTGTGGTACGTGTACCTGCCCAGCGTGAAGCAGCACAACGCCACGCGCCGCTTTGGCACGAAGGAGCAGGCCGTGCAATGGCTGGTGGCGCACAAGGACAAGCGCCTCACGCCTGAAGCGGCGGTGAAGGCGATGGCGCGCGACGGCCTGCTCCTGACACGTCGCTACGTGCAAAAGCTCATGCGCAAGCTGGGCATGAAGCAGCCGACGCGGGCCACGCTCATCTACCGCTACCTCAAAGCGCACCCCGATCTGCGCCAGTGCAGGGCGGAGCGGGTGCGTATCATCGTGGAGAACGCGCTGGGCTTTTCGGTCAGCGCGCCGGATATTTCCTACGGCTGGCGTCAGGTGGATGCCGATGGTCCCTGGCCCGACTTCCAGCGTGAGGAATGGCTGACCATCGAAGAAGCGGCACACGCGCTGGGCGTCGTGGTCAGCACCGTGAAGCGTCGTGCCGACATGCGCGGCTGGCTGACGCGACGTGGACCAGGGCGGCGCGTGTACTACTACCGAGCGCAGATTGAGGCCGAGGCGCGACGATGATCTTTGAGACGTTGTACGAATCTGCACAACGTGGGGAATTGCTGCTCATCGACGGCGGCATGTGTCACTGGCATTTACGGCGCGATGGGCAACTTACCATCCGCGAAATCATCGCGACGCGACGCGGCGCGGGTAGCGAAATGCTCACCGTGCTGCGCCGCGTTCCCGGTGCGCGATGTTTGTTCGCGAAATGCCCGGTGGACCTGCCGAGCAATTTTTGGTACGCATGGCGCGGCTTCGTGCTCGTGCGCGTCGAGACGACGAAGACGGGGCGGCTGTTGAACTGCTGGGAGTTGACGCTGTGACCATGCCCACGCTCATCTATTGCGCGGCGCGTCAGAAACGATTTGCGCAGATCGCGATGGATGCTGGCTATGAGTATGGCGCGCAACTGCCGGGTTACGTGTACTTCCGGCCTTACTTTGTAGACCAGAAGTACAGAGAGTTCAATGAGGCACAAAGCGAAGAACGCCAACGCCTTTACCGTGCCTATCGAGATGCCATCGCGGAACACCTGCCAGCGCTGGCAACCGTGCCCGATCTGGAGGACGAAGACAAACTATCCGAAGTCCTCGAATGGGCAGAAGACATCGCCCAAGACGTGAGCGAGGCCGTGATCATCGTGCCGAAGGTTCACGGGATTATCTCTCGGCTGCCGCGCGCGATTGGCGGCAGGCAAGTGCGGCTGGGCTACAGCGTGCCGACAAGCCACGGCGCAACGGAAGTCATGATTGGCGAGTTTGCGGGATGGCCTGTGCACGCTCTGGGCGGCAGTCCGCGCGAGCAGATGTATATCGCTCGGTACGCCGACGTGCGCAGCGCCGACGGCAACTATATGCAAAAGCCCGCGAAGTTCGGGGAAATCCTGACCGCGACAGGCCGCGACTACTCCCTGAAGGGCATACCAGGAAGTATGTATCCGGCTTTCGCGGCATCTTGTCGGAACATCCGCGCCGCATGGGAGAAGATGGGATGATTGACACGCCGCGCCGTCAGGAGTACAATGAACTTGTCTCTGGTGGTTGTCTCGTGAGCGGCGTTGCACCCAATCATGAGGCGATAATCACGCAGGACCGGCTAGAGGGAAGAACGCTTGGATTCTGTGGCCCGCAGTCTAGCGCGGGATGCAACCCACAGACGCCAAGCGTTCTTTTCATTTCCAACCTACACAAAGCGGCCCGGATCAGAGGTGCAAACTCCGATCAGGGCCTGACCCACATACGCGCGGGAGGCGCATATGGGCTATGACCAAAGTAACCCGTTTCTCCGATTCTGACAACGGAACAGATGAGCGCCCCAACGACACGGCAAGAACCTGCGTCGATGGGCAATTCACGCTGTTCGACCTCAGCGGCGTCGATATGCCGCGCCCCGCCCCGCTCACTGAGAAGCCTCGCAGCGGTTACATCCGCGTCTCGACTGCCACCGGCAAGTTGCTTCTCTGCGCTATCGATGTCGTCATGTGGGTAAAGGATGAGGGCTACGAGACTGCCCGCATGTCGTGGGCCGACGCGAAGCGGCTCAGGAACAGCGAAAGCGATCAACCGTTGGGAAGTTTCCAACAGTTGAAAGCAAAGGCCCCCGACGGCAAGATGCGCGAAACTGATCTGATCGACCAGGAGCAATTCTATCGTCTTGCTTTTGACCTCCCCGGAAAGAAAGCCGCCCGTTTTAAGGACGCCGCCGCCTACATGATGGCGCAAGTCACGGTCCAGGCGCAAAAAGCAAACCAGGACGTAACCTCTTACATCATGTCCGGCAAGGCTGCATCCTGGGCCACGCAGCGCGTGCAGACGAAACAGGCCACGCGCGACCTTCAGCGAACGTTGTTTGAAACTCACGTCACTGAAAACCCCGACTTCGGGCGCATCTTCGGCGCACAGACAAAGACGCTGTTCGCCATGTCGAAGGCTCGTATTCTGCAAGAACTGGACCTCGACAAGCGCCACGCCAACGACTACCGCGATCACATGGGCGAGTATGCCCAGCGGGCAATCATGGACGCCTGTCGCGCCGCTGAAGGGCGTATGCGGTTCCTTAACCGACATCTAACCAATGACGAACAGATTGAAATCGTCATGCGTGCGTCTGAGATGGCAGGCAAGGCTATGCGCCAGCTTGCCGAGTTCGCCGGCGAGGATTATCTGACAGGGCACCGGATGAACACCCCGCTAATCACACAGACCCGCATGGTGATTCCGCGACTGCCTTCAGGCAAAGGCGGTGCCGAATGACCTCCATCCCCTTCCCGGATCAGGACAGCGAGGCACTTACAGAAAGAGGCGGAACTATGACGTACATCAAAATCCTCGACGCCGATGGGCGTAGCGTACATGGCGGCAATTACCAGTGGCCGCTGCCGAAGCAGCGCAAGAACGGCAAATGGACGCCGGGCGCGTGGGTAGAAGTCGATGGCAAGATTGAGCCGTGCGCGAACGGCCTACACGCGACGGACGAGGCCCACTTGTGGACGTGGTTGAAGAATGTCGCATGGCGCACCTGGGAACTCGAATACGCGGGCGACGTGATTGACGCGAACAATAAGGTCGTCGGGCGCAAAGCGCGCCTACTGCGCCCGTTCACGTTGCCGATGTGGTGGATGAGCGTCGATGGCGCATTGGCGGCGCTCAAGGACACGCCCTGGTTTGTCAACGACGGCACGCCCGATCCGACGTGGAAGATATTCGGTACCAGGGACGCCGCAAGGGACGCCGCATGGGCCGCCGCAAGGGACGCCGCAGGGGACGCCGCAAGGGACGCCGCAAGGGCCGCCGCATGGGCCGCCGCAGGGGACGCCGCATGGGACGCCGC